ATCCAGGCGGCGTTCACCTCGCCGCCGTTCACGGTGACTTATGACAGCCTGTCCGGCGGCTTCGTCTTCACCGCGTCGACGACGGGGTCCGCCAGCACGATCACCGTGGCCTCGGGGACGCTGTCGACCGGGCTGCTGCTGACCACGGCCACGGCGGCGCTGACCAGCCAGGGCGCGACGGCGGCCGTCCCCGGCGCGTTCATGACCAGCCTGCTGGTGACGACGACGAACTGGGGCTCGTTCATGACCCTGTTCAATCCGGACAGCACCGGCAATGCCAACAAGCTGGCCTTCGCGACATGGAACGGCCAGCAGGCCAACCAATATATCTATGTCGCCTGGGATACCGATCCGACGGCCGCCGCCGGCGCCTCGGCGAGCTGCCTGGGTGCGCTGCTGACGGCGTCGTCGATCTCGGGGTCGATGCTGTTCTGGGGGCCGGACTATACCATCGCGGCGTTTGCCTGCGGCATCGGCGCGTCGATCAACTTCACCCAGTACAACGGCCGCATCACCTACGCGTTCAAGAGCCAGTCCGGGCTGGTGACGACGGTCAACGATCCGACGACCGCCGCCAACCTGATGGCCAACGGCTATAATTTTTACGGCGGCTATGCGCTGGCGGCGAACAACTGGACCTTCCTGTATCCGGGAACCATCTCCGGACCGTACAAATGGGCGGACAGCTACATCAACCAGATGTGGCTCAACGACGCGATCCAGCTGTCGCTGATGACGCTGCTCACCACCACGCTGAGCGTGCCGTATAACGCCGCCGGCTATGCGCTGATCGACGCGGGTTGTCAGGTGGCGATCCAGGCGGGGGTTTATTTCGGCGCGATCGGCGTCGGTGTGCCGCCGTCGGCGCTGGAGGCGGCGGAGATCAACAACGCCGCCGGCATCTCGATCAGCCCGACGCTGGCGACGCGCGGCTGGTATTTGCAGATCAATCCCGCCTCGGCGCAGACACGCGGGCTGCGACAATCGCCTGGAATAACGTTCTGGTATATGGATCGCGGCGCGGTCCAACAGATCGTGGTTTCTTCTGTGGAAGTCCAGTAGAAGAACAATAGGTCTCGGTAGTCTTCTGATAGACGCGTTGTTCGTGCTAAGGAAATAATTCGAATGTCCAGTATAACGTCGGCGAACAGCGTCTTCATGCTTGGCGTGAACACGGTCTATCCGGTGCCGCAGCTGATGCAGGGCTATGCGACGGACGACGCCTTCTCGATCGAGGCGGTCGAGCCGGCCGAGATCAAGATGGGCGTCGACGGCAAGCTGTCCGCCGGCTTCGTGTTCATGCCGGTCAAGCTGTCGATCACGTTGCAGGCGGACAGCGCCTCGGTGCTGCTGTTCGATGCCTGGTATGCGGCGCAGAAGGCGCTGTCCGACGTCTACTTCGCCAACGGCCTGATACGCCTGCCGGGGATCGCGCGCAGCTATGTGCTGGCCAATGGCGTGCTGACCAGCTACATGCCGATCCCGGATGCCAAGAAGACGCTGGATCCGCTGAAATACACGATCACCTGGGAGAGCGTCGTCGGCGCGCCGTTCTAGCCGTGCCACGCAAGGTTTCCGACGTGACGATCACGGCGGCTGGGCGAGACCTGGGAAAATGTTATCGGCTGACCGAGATGTCGGCCAGCCAGGCGGAGAAATGGGCGGCCAAGGCGCTGCTCGCACTGGCCCGGGGTGGGGCCGAGGTGCCCGACGATATCGCCGGGGCCGGTCTGGCGGGGATCGCCACCTACGGCATCAAGGCGTTTGCCGGGATGACCTTCCATGATGCTGAACCGCTGCTCGATGAGATGTTCCGCTGCGTGCAGCGGGTGATCGATCCGGCCAATCCGGCGTTCGCCCGCGCGCTGGTCGAGGACGACATCGAGGAAGTCGCGACACGGGTGCAGCTGCGGATCGATCTGTTCAAGCTGCATGTGGATTTTTCTTCCGGCGACGCCCCTTGGATCTCGGCCCGGGCGAAGCCGAATGGCGTGGCCGGTACGCTGAATACCTGAACGTCCCGCGCGGCATCGGCGCGGTGGTCTCGGCGCGGCTGGCGACCCTGGCGGAGCTCGACAGCGTGCTGGGGTCGGAGGATCTGTACATGCTGCTGGAGATCATCAGCGTCGATGCGCACAATGAGCGGGTGGCCGCGCGCGCGGCCGGCGGCCGGGGCTGACCGGCGTGGCGTTCTCCAGCAAGATCATCACGGTGACGTTCCAGCTTGGCACCGGCGCGTTCGGCGAAACCGGGACGAACACCGTCACCGTCAGCGGGCTGCGCGCGTCCGTTGAAGTCGTTATCAGTGGCGGCTATGAATGCCACCTGAAGCTGCACGGGCTGACGCCGAGCCTGCTGAATCAGCTGTCGTCGGTCAGCCTGGCGGCGATGGTGCTGCGTCGCAATCTTGTCTCGATCGCCGCCGGCGATGCGGAGAACGGCATGGCGACGGTGTTTAGAGGCATGATCCAGGAGGCCTGGGTCGATCTGACGCAGCAGCCGGTCAGCGTGCTGACGGTCACGGCGTTCGATACCGGCGCGCTGCTCGCGGTCACACCGGTCGCACCGAGCTCGTTCAACGGCGCGGCGGATGTCGCGACGATCCTGTCGGGACTGGCCCGCCAGGCCGGCCTGCAATTCGAGAACAGCGGCGTCAACGTCAAGCTGGCGACGCCCTATCTGTCGGGCAGCCTCGGTGATCAGATCCGCGCGGTGTGTGAGCACGCGCATATCGCTTATGCGATCGACCAGGCCACGCTGGCGATCTGGCCACGCGGCGGCAGCCGGGGTGGGCTGATCCCGCTGATCTCGCCGGCGACCGGCATGCAGGGGTATCCCGGCTATACCGCGCAGGGCATTACCGTGACCACGCTGTTCAATCCGTCGCTGCGCTTCGGCGGCGACGTGCAGGTGCAAAGCGGGCTGCTGCAGGCCTGCGGCCAGTGGCATATCGTCGGCCTGGCGCACGCGCTGGAAAGCGAAACGCCGAACGGCCATTGGTTCAGCTCGCTGCAATGCGTGCAGCTGCAGGGAGCGTCGTAAATGGCGACCGTCATCGACGCCCTGGTGGTCACGCTTGGCCTGGATGCGTCGAAATACAAGCAGGGCCAGAAAGACACCGAGGCGGCGTTAAAGGCCACCAAGGATGAGGCGGCGCGCACCGCCAAGGAGCTGGAATCGCGCGGCAAGCAGGCGGCGTCGTTCTTCGGCCAGGTCAAGACGCAGGTCGTCGGCATGCTTGCGGCGTTCACCGGCGGCGCCGGTATCGCCGGGTTCGTCACATCGATCGTCGGGTCCGACGCGGCGCTGGGCCGACTGGCCGCGACGGTAAGCATGAGCACCGGCAAGCTTTCTGCCTGGCAAGGCGTCGCCGAGCGATCCGGCGGGTCGAGCGGCGGGATGGCGGCGACGTTCCAGCATATCTCCGAGGAAATGCAGAACCTGGCATTACACGGGCAATCCGCCCTGCTGGTGCCGCTGGCGTTTGCGAAGATCAATCCCGGCAGCTTCATCAAGGCGGATCAGTCCGAACGGCTGATGATGCTGGCCGATGCGGTCAAGGGGATGGACCCCGCCAAGGCGCACGCGGTCCTGGCCCCGTTCGCCGATCCCGACACGATCAACGTCATCATGAAAGGCCGCGCCGCGCTGACCGCGATGCTGGCCGAGCAGGAGAAAATCGGCCACACCAATGAGGCCGACGCGGCTTCGGCACAACGGCTGCAAAGCGCCTGGGCGGCACTCGGGCAGGCGACGACGGACCTCGGCCGCAAGATCCTGACCGCCGCCGCACCCACGATCGAGGCGTTCTCCGCTGTGTTGCTGCGCCTGTCGGAGTGGGCGGCGACGCATCGCCCGATGGTCGAGGCGACGTTCTATGGTCTTGCGGCGGCGGTGACCGCGTTCACGGTCGTATTGGCCGCCCCGCTTGCCGGTGTGCTGGCGATGGCCGCCGGGATCGGCATCGCGGTCGCCGCGATCGCGGTCCTCTACGCTGACTGGAAGTCGTGGGTCTCCGGCGGCAAATCGGCGTTTGGCGGCTTTTGGCAGTTCCTGGCGGATAGCTGGGCCGGGCTTGCCGGGACGGTCGGCGCGGCGCTGACGGC